GCTTACTGTAGAAGCTGAAGCTCCTAATGCAAATTTAAATTTAGATAATGTTTCTAATCGTGGAGCTTTGCAAATTAATTTCAACACCAATCAACCAGGATTAACTAGTATATACATTATACGAGCATACTAAAATGGCAAATTACTCCAGAGAAAGATCTAAATATGGTGGCTATGTTGGATCTATTCAAATTCATACGAGTGCTGGTTTGGGAACAGATCCCACTTCAGCTGTGTTTAATAATATTTTACCTGCTGGGTTTTTACGATGTGATGGATCTATTTTAGAGGCCAGCAATTATCTTTCTTTATCTCAGATTCTTGGTGTAGGAGAACAATCCCGATATGCTAAAGAAGGTGCTATTCTTAGAAATGCTAATTCACAAATAAATGATTTTGGAACGTTTCAACTTCCTGATTTGGGATCTAAAGTTATTATTCCAAGTAGAGGATCAGGTGATTATTTGAGTGATACAGTTGACTCTACCGGAGAATCTAAAGTAGGACCAGAGATTCAGGTAACTAGCAATGTCGGAGATACGATTGAAGTTGGATATCTTGGTAATTTTAGAGGATTGGCACAAACAAACATTGATATGAACTCTAATTCTTCATATTCTATGCCAAGAGACACAGTGCCAACTGTATTAGAAATTAATAATTTTCAAGGTCATGCTCATAACACTAACGCAATATATTTAAATTTTAGTACAAATCACGCCGCAGGAAGAGCTGCAGGATCTATTGGGGCGGGCAAAGATGACGGAGAAGAGTCTGGAAATAGTGGAGCAGGTATGTATACAGAAATTAGTGACATCAATACATCATCAGATTCACCGCATTCTCATAGATTAATCAGACCAACTTCTTATGTTCAAAATTTTAGATATTCATTTAATAATTTTGATATTCCTGCAGATCAAATGACATCTCAAGTAGAGGTTGATTTTTCTACAGATAGAAAATTGGATACTGCGGTTGCTCCATTTATATTAGTAGAATATATTATCAAGTATTAAAATGGCTTTAAGTTTTAGTCAAATTCGGAGGTTATAATAATGTCAATTCCAGTTTGTATCACAGTTATTGATGAATCTTCACCATCTGCAGAAATAACTAGGGCAGATTGGCTGTCTTTTAGATCAACATTTTCTCAAAGAAGATTTTATCTTTTAGATCCGGGCGGCGGCGGTGGATTTGGACCAAATAATAACAATAGAATACCTCCTGAATTTATTAATGATCCTCTAGCTTTTGGTCCTATAGCTGTAGCAAGAGATAATGGCAATGTAGGTGCAAGGTCCGACTGGTTTACTATATGTAATTTAGCTGGGTTACCTTCTGGTTCTGGTATATCTTTGGCGATTGATACCTCTGGTAGTATGAGATTTAGTACTGTTCAAGCATCATATGATCTGTTTATTCAAAACTGTAATAATGCTGGGTATATTGTTATATTAGACGATAGATTTCCAGATGAAAGGTGGATTTTACCTCATTTTATATACTTGCCTCCAAATGCTACTTTTTCAGTAAGTCCTACCGCAATAGTTAGAGGTAATACCGCACAATTATTATGGAATGTTACTGGAGAAGCTATCAGTAATATTAGTATCAATCAAGGAATTGGAAATGTTGCTGCTAATGGACCATTAACGGTAAGTCCACAAAATAGCATTACGTATACATTAACAGTTACTAATCCAGCTGCAACTATTACAAGAACAGCTACATTAACTGTGTATATTCCTCCAAATGTAACTTTTTCTTTAGATTCTTCTGCAATTATTAGAGGACAATGTACAACATTAAGGTGGACGACATCAGGCGATGCAGGAAGCGCCACCATTAATAAAGGAATTGGATCAGTAAATATTAATGGAAGTCGTCAAATTTGTCCAACAGAAACAATAACTTATACTATTAATGTTAGTGGTCTTGGAGGATCGGATTCTGATTCTATTACTCTAACTGTTTACCAACCACCAACAGTATCAATAACTGGACCAGTTAGCATTAATTATGGTAAGCAGGGAACATTAAGTTATGAAGCAACAAACACAGATATTTCTTTGAAAGTAACCCCTACATATAACTATAGAGGCTCTTCTGTGGTGGGAACTGTAGTTAATTTACCTACAGGAGCTTCCTTAAATGGACAAATCACAACACAAATACCATATAATGATTTTGGACCATTTAGTGTTACTTATGCGATTGTAGCTACAGGAAATGGAGGTCAAGAAACAAAACAAACTACTATTCCTATAAATATTGATGAAACCCCCACTAACTTTTTAATACCAGAATCTGAAGAGCTACTTAAAGACCAGGCTCCCATATACACACCAGATGCCATAGCAACTTCATATAAAATTGTAATTGACGGCATAGATATTCCGGTAGAAATTAAAGCCGACAAACCAATATTAGTTGATAAGAATGAACAAGACGATTGGAAAGGATTAAGGAGCATATAATAGATGGCATACCAGTTTTCAACTAATCCACTTTTTGTAGATGAAGGTGATGTAATTCAGTTTCAGTACAAAGCCCCCGATACTTGGGACACTACTGAAACTGTTACAATTCAAATTGGTCTTCTCACTCAGTTTTGGTTTATTACAACTATTCCCGAGGATTTTCAGCCAGATCCATTTCCTCTTCAATCAGTCAATAAAGCAGACCTCAACACAGTATACACATATGGCGATGGACTACGACCAGGAGAACAAATTATTACCGTCAGTGGATTAACGCCAGGAACAATAGTTCCAGTTAGTTTAAGTGCGAACGATTTTGCTAGTGTTGACAGATATTCTATTAGTATTAATGGTGGTCCTTTTGGACTGCTACCGTCAAACACCACAGTACAAAACGGAGATACTATACAATTAAGGGCAAAAACATTTGACTCTCCCGCTCAATTACTTAGACTTAGTTTGACTATCGGTCTTGGACAAGAAACTTGGTCATTGACTACCAAACAAACGGCAATTAATGAGCCAAATCCAGCACCTATATTTACACCTATCACAAACTTACCCTTAAATTCTTCTGTATATAGCAATATTGTTGTGGTTCAAGGATTAACTGGTTCTGGTCAAGTTAGTGCTGGATTTGGTACACGAGTAGCAGTATCTAATAACAATAATACTACGACAAATTCTGATGGATATAATGTTTTGAGTGGAGTAACGTTTTCACTTTCATCTACTATTACTAATGGTCAATATTTACAATTATTGGGAACTACTTCTACTAATCCAAATACAAAGATTTCTATTTCTGTAGATATTGCTGAAGCAATTGGCGTTAGTGTTTGGGAAATAACAACCGGTGATAGTTTATCAACAACACCAAATAATTTCAGTTTTCCGAATATAACAAATGTAGCTCCAAATGTAGTAATTCAATCAGCAACTAGACCAACTGGCGGAATTAGTGGATTAGGTGGAGGTATTGTTGTTCCTGTAGAATTAATTAGCACAACAGGAACAGAACCAAGAGTTAAAATTAACGATGGATCTATTGGAGTATTTCCAACTACAGTTACTAATGGAGATACAATTACATTATACAATAAATCTTCACCCGATTTTGGAGGTAATGTTGAAACATTAATTAAAGTTGGTACACGAATTATAACTACGTGGAGCATTGATACTTATCTTACTCCGGATTCAACACCATCGTTTACTCCTCCAGCAAACTTAGTAAATAGAGTTCCTGATACATTTATTACTAGTGCTGTCATAGGATTGACGGATTTTAATGTACCAATTGCAATAACTGCTACCAACGGAGCATTTATTTCAATTGATTATGATACTCCAGTTACAGGACCAAGAACTTTTGATCCTCTTGTGAATAGTTTAATTTTTTTGGTTGTAAAAACACCAAATAATTTAAACTCTACTGCCAGTACAACAGTAACAATTGGCGATGCCTCTCCATTTACGTGGTCAGTGACAACATATGCCGTGGCTCCCCCTCCTTCTTCTAATTTAGGAACGTGGTATAGTATCAAAACTAATAAGTATGATGGTTTTTCCATTGGAACTGTTGTTCAAATCCTCAAAGAAAATGTGGTTGATGAATATGGAGACATTCAAAATAGATTTCCTGGATTTTTGGAGTGTGACGGCAACTCTTATGCTGTAGCACAATATCCAGATCTTTGGAACATTATTGGAAATACTTATGGGGGAGATGGAGATTACAATGAAACAACAAAAGAATATAGCGGATCATTTAATGTTCCTGATTATAGAAATAAAAGAATATGTGGAGTTGGGCAAGTAGATGGAAATCGTGGCGGATCTTCCTTTCTTCCTGTAATTTCAGGAAGTATTAATCAAGTTGGATCTACTGGAGGCTTTTGGTTTATTGATAGAACTGGTATAGCAGGACCATTGCCATTAGAACAAGTATTTACTGGTGGTACAGAAAGTGATTTCTTTAGTTTAGGGTCAGTTAAGACATTTGGAGCAGAAAATTTAATCAGCCAAATAGAATTTACTGTTGATGGATCTATTAATGCCACTATTGGAAGAATTGGAGAAACCACTGTCAATGTTCCTCCTCACGAGCATCTGTATTGGTCATCAACTACAGAAGAAGATGATGGAGAGCCAGTAATACCTTG